TCATTTACAGTGTCTTCGTATACGATGTAAGGATACCCTGACTCAAACTGAAGTTCTGCAATACGCTGGAATAGCTCTCGAGCCTTGATCTTGGTCTTCTTAATCCTAGGATCATCGACCATCTCCTGATACTTCTCAGTAACGGAGATGTCCATCATTGGTACACCGTACACACGCTCCACATCATATGGCGAGAACAGATACATGTCTTCGCCATTCTTTGCTAATTCAAGCGTGATGTCAGGTATAACCACACTGATCGATAGAGTCTTGATACGAGTTTTCTCATCAGCGTTCTCCTTCTTTGTGTCTAGGAATCTCATAATATCTGGGTGGTGAGCGTTTAGGTAAACCGCACCAGCGCCCTGACGAGCACCGAGCTGGTTTGCATAGGAGAAGGCATCCTCAAGCATTTTCATTACTGGGATAATTCCAGATGACTGATTCTGAATCTTTTTGATGGGTGCCCCGTACTCGCGAATGTTTGTAAGGTTAAGACCTACACCTCCACCACGCTTTGAAAGCTGCAGAGAAGATGTTACCGCTCTCGCAATAGACTCCATGTTATCCTCTACACGAAGAAGGAAGCATGAAACGTACTCTCCTCGCTGAGCCTTGCCTGCATTAAGAAAGGTTGGGGTGGCTGGCTGGAAGCGTCCAGAGATAATCTCATCGATCACATTTCGTGCTGTCTCGAAGTTGCCTAGCCCTAGCATCAGACCGTTCATCACTACCCTGTCCTCAAATCTTTCCAAGTAGCGCTCGCCGTCAAAGGTTTTAAGCGCGTACTGTGTGTAGAACTTGTAGGCACCAACGAATGTTGGGAATCTAAACTTGTAAGAGTAGGCATGCTTGAACAAGACTTTAACTTCTTCTGCAGAGTAGCTGCTGAGCAAACCTGTATCGTAGTAGTCGTTCTCCACAAGATACTCAAGCTTCTCTTCAATTGAGTGAAAGAATACAGTGTTAAGATTAACATGATCTAGGAAGTATGCTTTTGCAGCTTCTCTATCCTTGCCAAACTGAATCTTGCCATTCTCATCATACATATTTAGCATGGCGTTTAGCTCATGATAACTTACTTTATTCTCCATATAATATTTCCAACCGTTCTCTTACCTTTTCAAGGTCATCATTTGTACCGAAAATTTCTACCCTAGCAATAATTGGCACACCCGTTTTGCTAGATATTTGTTCTGCTGCTTTACAAAAGTTGTCTCCGAAGTTTGTATTACCAAACCCTACAACTCCCCTTAGGAGTTCTCTATTTCCTCTGTTGTTGAGAAATAGCCTTACTTGTTTTGGGATTGCTCCTTTTTCACTTCCGCCACCATAAGTCGGTACAAGAAGAACAAACTCCCTATCCATGACAATAGCGTTATGACTCCTAGCGTCAATAGGAATACGGACAGCGCTTGAAAAATATTTTCCATTTAGCCTTTCTACAAATTTTTTAGTGTTACCTGAATAATTTGAGAAGTATACAACACTTATAGGAAGCAACGACTTCTCTCCTTATAGTAAATTAAATTGGGCTAAATATTCTTCAACCTCTTTTTTATCGGACCTATAGTGTATCACGTTTTTAGGAAGATCTCCAGGCTGAGTTTTTGGCTTATCTTTAAATGTATGAACCTCCACCTCTTGATTAATGTTACGAGGTGTGTGAGAAATTGCACCATAGATGGAGCCGCATACCGCATCTGCCAGGTCCTTAGAAAGCTTTCTCGGGTGGTCTACCCTGTTGTTCTTCGTAATCTTAAGCTCTGAAAGTTCTTCAAACAATAAGTCAATTGCTGGCATGGCAAGCCTATCCTCATAAATAAGCATTGCCATATCTTCGTAATGCTTCTTTGCCACAGATACGGTATCGGTCCTCATGCCGACCTGCTTTAGTTCATTCTGGATATCAAATGACTGCCATCTATCGAAGCTCACAAGTCCGATATTAAACCCTAGCCTTCTAAGGTTTTGAATCCACTGCTTAACTTCTGAAAGATTTACTGGCCCTTCTATTTTAGGTTCCCACCATGCCACGGCATCGACAACTACCACTGGAGCTACCTGCTCGTAATCCTTGATGACCTGTATATTAACCCACTTCTCTACGTGAGCAATTGCTACGGCACACTTGTCATGCTTCTGTGCAAGGTCAGCATGGACATAATAAATCTTCTCTGGGTCTGGCTGAAATGTTTCTTCAAATCTCCTAAATGAGTCTAGTGGATTCCTAAGACTCATTGCTTGTCGAACCTTATCTGTCTGCTTAAAAAATCTATCTGAGGTAAACGTGGGAACACATGCGAATCTTTGCATTGCGTCCCCCATGTCAGTATAGAATGCCAATTTAAAGTCATCCACCTTGCGTGTTGGATTAACTACCCATGTTGGTCGTTTAAGAGCAAACATTCCTGGGTACTTGTAACTAAGGATGGTGTCTTCTTCCCATTGAATCTCTAGGCTATTGCCTTCAGAGTCTTCTGGGAGATCAGGATTCATAACAAACTTATGAGTCTTTATAATTACTTCTTTTTCTGCAATCACAGCATCATATCTTTGTGATATAAAGTCTCCTGGAAAGCGTGGAAATGATAGGAGCGCTACCTTGCCATAATCTGGAAAGCGGGAATCTACAGATGCACGGAATGCCCTGTAGATATTGTCTGCGGTCTTACCCTGGTCGTTGCCAGTTCCAATCTCAGTTGCAAATCCAGATATCTCATCCAGAACTGCTAGGAGGAGGTTCAGCCCCTCGTGCGACTCTCTTTCTGAATGACCAGAATAAACAGTGATTGCATGATCAAACTCGATACTATCAGCCTTTGCATAAAACCTGCCAGCGAACCAAGGTGACCTTTCAATCTTGGACTTAAAGCCCTTGAAGAAAACGTTCTTCGCCTGCTGAGCATTAATAGCAACGTTAATAATGTCAATGGCGTCTCCAGAAGGCTTACCGAAATATCTGGCTGGATCTTTTAAGCATAATAGTTTGTATACGATATAGCTGCAGGCTACAGCTGAAGTAAAGTCCTTGCCACTACCCTTGCCTAGCTGTAGGATTATCTCATTCTTTGTATACTTCTTAAAGTAACGAGTGCCTTCAGTAGACCCCATAATCCTTACTAGATCTTCTTGCTTATATATTTGACTCATGGCCTCTACAATGTCATACTGCACATCTGAAAGTGGTGGCTGACCCAAGTAGGCCTCGCCCTCAACAAAAGTTTTGGCGTCTACTGGAACCTCTGCAAATGGAGTATCTTCTAGTGCATCTAAAAAATCATCAAACATATTAATTTACAATCGTTATCGTTTGGTCTGGTCTAGTAACAGAGCTAAGCCTTTTCATAATTTTGTCACGAACCTCGGGGTGTTCAGTAGCGATATCTTTAAGAATATTAATTAGCATCTGTTGCTTTTCCTCTATTGCTACCATTTCTTCAGCAAGCTCTTTATTCTCAAGCAGTCCAGCTTTTTGCAGCATATCTATCCTTCTTGACTCTAGGTCCATGACGAGCTTTATACCGCCAGTCTTTGCGCCTAGATTAGCTGTAGTTGTTGCCTCATCAATGACTTCGTAAGCTTTTTCGATAAGCCTACTATAGTGTGTGTCAGCTGCCACCAGTGCTTCTTTTGCACGTGCACGAATAGCCGCATTGTCTGCGGCTATGAGCTTCCATTCATCTAGATAAGCAACCACTTTCTGTCGTGGTATTGCAAGCTCTTTCGATATCCTTGTCGGATCGCTACCCTTAAGATATTCACCAACAACCTTGTTTACGACATCCAAGTGATTAATTAAATCTTGTTCAGTATCATTGGGCACGCTTTGCCCTCTTTCCTTTTTGTGGAACCCTCTTAATCCTGTCCTTGCTGAATGCACGGAATTGCTGAGGCTTACCCCTGAAGATTTCAAAGACGTCTATCCAGCTAGACCCGGTCTCATCATTAGTTGTTAGACCACGAACCTTAAACCTCACACCATGCTCTCCACGAACCTTTACGATATCTCCAGCTTCTATAACGAAGCCATCTATATCAAAACTTGGGACTGTGCTAAACTTTGATTCTGCCACTGGGGCTCTGTTGGCTCTTCTAGCCATTATACTCTCTCCTTTGCTATCTTCAATAATACTAGATATCCTATTAAGTCGTCGATGTCATTGTCTCCTGGCCAGTCATGGCCGTTCTGTATCCTAGATAACTTGTCGTCAATACGAACCAAGATCTGCTCCACATTATCTGACTTGGAGAAAACTCTTGTGGGGTATAGGGCTGAGTCTCCGTAGGATCGATTCTTAGCCACTAACATATCTTTTACCTGATTAGCTACCCGTTCAATATCTTGTTCTGTTTGCACACTCATCTACGTGATTTCCTTAATCCGAACTTGGCTAAATAAACGTATATTGTTTCTACGCTTGTACCACATTCTTTTGAAATTTCTTCTGGTGACTTCTTGTCTACATGATAGCGTTTACGAAGCCAATTTTCTGATGTGTATAGTTTAGCAGACGCCATATTACTTGTCAACCTTCATCCAGTTATTAATTGCATAGTGGCCAATACCAACAGCATCGGCTACGTCGTTATCATCTATGTTTATATCATAAATAATATTGACTAAGTTAATGGTTCTTTGCTTTCGGAAATCACGTTCTTGGTTCTTGTACCAGGAGTCAGACTTCTTTGGGTGTTCTTTCCTTAGCTTAAACTTATCTTCTTTGGTTAGCTTTCCGTTACCCAGAAATATCTGCCAAGTTATTGGATTGATAGATCCAGCTAGCCTTATGCCGTTTTGAGCTGCAGCCCCTAGCAGGGCTCCTTGAACCAAAGCTAGGTCTGCCTGAGTCTTAGGCGAGTTCATGAAAACGGTATGCTCAATGATTATTGCGTCTATTTCAAACAGTTTAAAGAATGATACACATTTCTTTGCAGCGTCGGCCACTTTAGAATAAGTATTCAAGCCTTTAAAATTAATTTTACCTGTATGAGTTAAAGTCTCTCCATCGAATATTGCAAAAGCTAGGCTATTCGTGCTGGCATCTATAGAGCAGACTTTCTTAGGGGCTGGATTAATCTTCGACAGGTTTACCATTAGAATACCCCCGTATCTTTTTGATAGTCTTATAAACTTCTTTTGGGTCTATTATGCAAACTTGACAAAGCTTTTCATTATTATATGCAGAAAGTTTGCCACCACAAGAGTTACACTTCTTAGGATTTTCTTGAAGTTTTTTACGCCTAATGATGGCATACCTTTCAGCAATTTTTTCTCTGGTTGCAAGCTCACGACACCCTACAGAGCAATAGATCTGATAAGATATCTTTGTTTTAAATTGGTTATCGCACCAGCTACAATGCTTGTTTTTCATCAATGGGCTCCAGGGAATTGATTTTTACATCTCCCTTGCCAGCATCGTCACAAGTTGCCCTTAGTGGGCATGTCTTGCAAATTTTAGAATTAGCTCTGTAGTTTTTCTCTGGAAGCTTTTTATCTTCCCAAGTCTTTCTTACAGTCCTCATCCAATCGAATGTCTGGTTTACCCACCGAACATAATAATCATTAATTTCTACTGGTAATATCAGTAGCTCATGATTATTTTTATTTTCATAAATAAGAACTGCCTTAGTCTTATTTAGAATCTTCATGTATATAAGAAGCTGTACTAGGTGGCCTGCCTTTGGCTTGCCTACCTTCTTGCGATACTCAAAACCTTCCATTGGCATGGTCTTAATCTCTCCAAGAAGATCCTCTCCAGCCCAACTAAGCATGACATCTCCGTAACCGAAGATAGGAGGGTCTTGAGTAATGACTTTAAACTCTGAGTCTATCAGGAAGCCTGGTACATTCCCCATTGCTTCTTGGATGCGTTCGTGAGACTTAGTCCCAGCAGTCATATTAGCTCCGCCATAAGCATCTGCATTGTCTTCGAAGGTGGTACCCTCAAAAGCAAGGTACCAGTAACGAGGACACTCTCCGTGAGAGAATGCAATAGTAGAAGGAGCAAAGGACTTCTTCTGCTGGTGCTTAGCTACACGCTTAATGGTGTAGCCAGAATTAATCTTTGCCACAAGCTCATCCTTATTAAGGAATGAACGCTCATGCGCTGCTTTTATCATTACCTGACTCAATAAATTCTTTACCATATCAATACTAGCGAATGATATATTTTAAAGCTGCTACGAGGCTATTGATAGACTCTGCTGCTGTAAAGTATATGTTTTTCTTCGCTCTATCTCCTTTTTCTACGTTTACCATCCAAGTTGCACGAAAAGACATTTTTGCTGCGATCGCCTGTAGCCTTACAATCTCTACCACTGCAACCTGGAAAGGAATGTCTGGCTTAATAATTAATTTAGCAACCATAACAAGCGCAGCCGTTAGCTCCTCATCTTGCATGAAGTCTGCTATCTCGGCCAAACCGTTTACCTGGTCTAGAGTGCTTCTGTCCTGTGTATTGTTTTCCATATTATACCTTTACTCTAGTATACACCATCTCAGCCCTAGGCTGCGTCAACAGGATTCTCTTTCATGGAGTCTGCTATGTCTTGTCTCTCCTTGCTAGTGACGCTTCCAGAAGCTGGAAACCAGGGCACAAGAATATCGTAGAGCTCGTCTAGCAGGTTAACATCTTGAATCTGGTACTTCTTCATCTCGACCCAAGCTTTTGGATCTCCTGCCATACACTTTAGCCATAGGTCAAATCCCGAGTGCTTGACCTTGGAGCCAACCCCAAGAGTCTGAGCAACATAGTCTAACTTGTTAGACGGGAACTTGAAGTTAGCCTTTACGATACTCATAAGGTCTAGGTCTTTGGTTGGTTCAGGAGCTGAGAAGCCGTTCTCTAAAAACTCCCTGTTGATGTGCTTGTGGTCAAACGCAGCTGAGTTCCAGCCAACAAGAACATCTGCTTCGTCCATTAGGCTCCAAAGAGACTCTAGCATGTTCTTCTTGCCATCGTGGTGAACAGACTTGAAGACTGTTTTCTTTTGTCCATACCAGCGAGCGCCGAAGCACATCATCTCTGTGTTCTTGATAATCTGATTAATTCCAATATTTTGATCCCACAATCCCCAAGTATAAACCTGCAGGGGTGTTGTTTCTATATCTAGCATTAGTGTCTTCATTGTTCTCTCTCTTCCAATAGTTGCTCTAATAGCGATAGCTCTATGATGGCTAGCCTTGTCTTAAATG